TGTAATGCTCAAAAGCCCATGGATAGTTAAAAGGCTTGTAGTATTCTCTTTCTGTTAATAAGTCCATTTTATCCCTCACACGCCAGACAACCATCGTCGTCGATACTTTCAAAGATTTGTCTTCGCAGAGCTTCATCCGAAACGGTTTCTGCTCTCTTATACGCTTCGCTGCGTAGATAATAGAGAGTTTTCACCCCCCTTTTCCAAGCCATCATATGAGTGGCGTGAAGTTCCTGTTTAGATACATTTGCAGGAAAGAACACATTTAGCGATTGACTCTGGCAAATATACTCTTGCCTGTCTGCTGCCATTTCGATTATCCATCGCTGGTCTAGCTCGACAGCCGTTTTAAATACATCTTTATTCCAATCATCCAAAAAGTCTAGATGCTGTACTGAACCGCCATTGGTTACAATACTCTTCCACACTTCGTCTGTATCTTGGTCTAAGTCTTGTAAAACATTTTCAAGATACTCGTTTTTAAGCAGACTAGAGCCGCTCTTAGTTTTTTGAGTAAAAGCGTTAGCCCTATAAGGCTCAATTGAAGGAGAAGTATTCCCGCAGATAATACTGCTACTGGCATTAGGAGCAATAGCCAAAAGATGAGCGTTGCGCACACCATAGCCTTCTCCATCAGGGCATTCGCCTCTTTCTTCTGCCAATTGTTGTGTTGCACGTACCGCCTCCGATTTAATATGCTGAAACATCTGTAAGTTTTTACCCTTTGCCATAGCACTCTCGAAGGGAATACTATGACGTTGAAGGTGTGCATGAAACCCCATCGCACCCAATCCCAGGCTTCGCTCTCTCATCGCACTAAACTTAGCGCGAGATAGTTGGTCTGGAGCATGTTGCACGAAATATTCGATAACATTATCCAACATACGAATTAGATCAGGAATAAAATTAGGCTCATTTTTCCACTCATCGTACTCTTCCAAATTTACACTAGATAGACAGCATACCGCTGTGCGGTCCTTATCTGTAGGAAGTGTAATCTCTGAACATAGGTTTGAATGATGAACACGTAGCCCTAAATTTTGCTGAAAATCAGGCAAGCCTTCTTCAACAGTATCACTAAACATAATATACGGCTCACCCGTTTCTACTCGATTTTGAATAAGTTTTACCCAAAGCGTTTTAGCAGATACAGTTTTTGTAACCTTGCCAGAATGTGGGTCTACTAGATCCCAAGAATCGTCAAAACCTTCATAGCGTGTGGCATTCTCAATCAATTCCATAAATTTGTCAGATATAAGGACGCCATGATGAAGATTAACAGACTTTCTGTTAATATCACCGCCTGTAGGTTTACGAATATCCAGAAACTCTTCAATTTCTGGATGAGAGATGTCAAGATATGCTGCATAGCTTCCTCTTCGTGTTACACCCTGGGAGAATGCCAACATTTCAGCATCCACCACTTTTAGAAAGGGAATTACTCCCGTACTTTCGGAGCCATTGCTCGTTTTTGAGCCTACACTCCTGACTTCGTTCCAGCATCCTCCTACTCCGCCTCCTACAGAAGATAGATAGGCATTTTCAGTATAATGATTTGTAATACCTTCTCTACTATCGTCAACATAGTTTAGAAAGCAACTGATAGGCATTCCTCTTTTGGTACCTCCATTCGATAGAATAGGTGTAGAAAACATAAACCACAATTTACTGGCATAGTCATATAATCTTTGTGCGTGTGCGTCATTATCCGCAAATGCTTTAGCCGCACGAACAAATGCATCTTGAGGGGAAGATTCCCCGTCTATTAAGTATCTATCTTCTAAAGTTTTTATACTAAACTCAGAAAGGTACTTGTCCCTAGTATATAAAATTTCCACTCATTACCCTCTTAAAATATTAGCGCATTTATTATTAATGTCTTGAATATTTTCCTGTCCTATTGCTTCTCTTGCATAGGTTTTTAAGTCCATCAACTCAAAGTTTCGTAGCAAAGTCTCTTTATTGTCATTCAATGTTTGTATGAATTTATACTTACTATCTATAGGGCACGAATCGTAAATATCAAATACATTTCCATATTCTTTAACTAGTGAAGTTGCTCTTTTCTCTCCAATACCTGGGATTCCTGGTATATTATCTCCTTTATCCCCCATTAAGCATTTTATAGTAATATAGTCATCTATCGAGAAATCTCTAGTATCATTCCAAGTATCAAATGTAGACTCTTTTCTATTTATATAAGAAAACCTAGATACTTTAGGAGATACCAAGAGGTCCCAATCCCTATCAGAACTAATCAACCACATATGTTCAACGTCTGCTTCGCTTGCAAGATATCCTGCGATATCATCTGCTTCTACTCCCGTATATTGTAGGACAATTTCTTTTTCTGAAAAATAGTCCATAACATTTTTCATTTCTTCAAAGAACACTTGAAAAGCCTCTTTTTCTTGCTCACTTTGCTTTTCGTATTTTTCTTTTCTATTTAGCTTGTATTCTGGGTAAATTTCTTTTCTGTAAGAACTGCTGCCTTTATCCCCCGCTATGATAATTGTACCACAGCTGTATGAGTCTGCTAGGGAGTTTACGGTTCTTACATATTCATCCGTAAAATTTATTTTTCCTTGATGTTTCCATCTAAACCCCAGATTCAACGAGTCTATAACTATCACACGTTTTTCGCTAGGTTTCTTTAAATTGTTAAACTGTATTGCCATTATTTATAAATCTCGGGGTTTCATAGGTTAGCCACTCATCTGCTATCATTACATAGCAACCTAGGTGTGATATATAAAAATATTTATCAACCTTTGTTGGCCTATCTGTGGTAGCTACAAATATCTTTGACCTGTTATACTTAAAGAACAACAGAGGTTTCTTAGAGGTTAAATCTCCTTGAGATACCGCCTGATTCCACCACCCAATGAATTCGTTTGACTTATTAGTGAGTATTTTATCGTCAAAATGAGAGTTTTTGTAAAATTTAACCTCTATACAATAATTCATAGAAGTATCTGGTATGAATAAATCTCCTTTCATAAAAGGAAGAGCTCCTGACATAGGAACTCTTTCAAAAGGAAGTTTAGTGTGCTTTCTTAAAAGCTCTCTTACCTGACGCTCTCCTTCCGCCCCTTTAGCTCTAGAATCCACCATTATTATATTCCTTGTAGTAAGAAATATACTCTGGCCATCTAAAATATGCTCTTCTGAAAGGGCACCAGTAGTTACCGGAATAAACGCTATGTGTCATCTAAATTTCTCAGAACAGAGAGTTTTTCTTCAAACTCAGCAATTTTTGCTATCTCACTCTCTACTGCACCCATAATATCTGAGTGCTCACCAATACCTGCAGAATTTTGTAAATAAACCTCTAGGTTTACTCTGTGAAAATCTATTTTTCCAAGAAAATAACTTTCTGCTGCGGATAAAATCTTTTCTCTCATCATTTTTCTAACCTACTTATATTTTTGTGTTTAATCACTTCAATCTTATCTAATAGAGGATGAGTCCATCCATGGGATACCATATAGGTATTCAACTCCTCTTCTGATAATAAAACTTCTACTAGCTTTTCTCTACCTAATTCATCTATAACGTTTATAACTTCGTCTAGAAATAAAACGTTTAGTCTACTCTTAGAAATACTACTCATTAGTTTTCTTATAGACAATAAAGTAGCTGTATTTACTCTAGCTAATTCTCCACTACTAAGAGCTAGAATATCTACTGCGTTACCATTATCTGATAACGAGACATTTAACTTATCTTTTTCTACAACAAATGAAAGACCAAATCTACCGTCACTTAGCTCCGATAGGTATGTATTTGTCAAATCTTCCAGTTCTTTAACAAGATTTTCTAACTTATAAGCTAGCAACCCATTAGTAGAAAAAGCCCTTTTTAGTATATCTAAGTTAGAGAGCTTTTTCTCTTCTATAAACAAAGAATCTGACGCAGTACTTAAATCTGCTTTTAGCTTCTCAGACTGCTCTAGAAAGATACTAATTTTTGTATTGTGTACTCTTCTTTTTTCATTCTCTGAATGTATTTTATCTATTTCAGCTTTTAGAGTATCAATTTTTTTAGTAGTTTCTTCTATATCTCGTGAGATTTTGTCAGCATCTAATAGTTCAGTTGAAATATTAGGATTATACTTACTAAGTAAGTCTTCAAATTCTTTTTGCTTTGCCTTCTTTTCTGTTATCCTAGAATTAAGTTCTTTTATACTATAAATTCTAAGTTCTAGACTTCTTATGGCCTCCTCTGCTTCTTGGCTTCGTTTTTGGCTTTGGCTTTTTAGGTTTGTAATAAGAGCTTGATTCACTTCCTGTTGGCATGTTGGACACTCCTTATCTAGACTACTCAAATGAGCAATCTCTTTATCAGCCTCTCGCATTTCTCTATAATTGGCTCCTACTTCTGACATTAAGTTGTCATATGACTGTAAACCTTTTTCTTCTTCTCCTACTAAACTAAAGTCAGACATGGAGATCTTAGACAATAGGTTTTTGTATGTATTATTTTCTCGAATTTTTTTGTTATTTTGCGAAATATCTTCCAAGTTTTTTCGTAGATGACGCAATTGTTCTTCATCTGTTTCCGATATTTTTGGTAGATTTAACAAAGGTTGGGCGATAGTACTATCGAGATTATTTCTATCTAACCAACTTTGTATTCTGTCAACGTCTGCTTTCAGACGAATTACATTATTCGATATATCCTTAGAAGCACTCTTGAATATCTCGTAGTATTTCTCGTACTCATCAATACCGAATAAGTCCGTTAAAAACTTCTTTCTATTAGCATCAGTAGCCGTTAAGAATTGTAAGCTAGCGCCAGTATTTTGGTACACTAACTGCGAAAATGTCTTAAAGTCTAGCTTTAAGACGCTTTCTAGTGTTTTGTATGTATTTGTAGCAGTATGACTAGAAATATCTTGATTATTTCTTAGTAATTTTACTTTTATGCTTCCTCTGCTACGCCTAACGTCAATACTATAATTATCCGTATCGACAGAAAACTCAAGTGATATATTATAGCCTTTATTATATTCTCTGTTCTGAATATCTGCTTTTTTGATATTTTTTGAGTTTTTATTGAACAGTACTTCTTCTAGGATCAGGGGTATAGACGACTTACCAGCACCGTTCTTACCGATTAACTGTGTTAAGTTATTTTCACTAAGATCTATACTATTTCCTGAACCATAACTAAAACAATTATCCCATTGCAATGTTTTTAGAGTAATCATGAAATGTGCCTAATATATCCTTTACGTTGTCAGATTCTAGCTCTAAAATATAAGTTAGATATTCGACTAACTCGTCTTCCATACTCATTTCTTTATCAAGTATAAGAGCTGCTTCTGTTTTTCTTTTTATTAACTTTTTATCTAAAAGTTCTGAGTTTGCAACCATCGACAAGTCGGCTATATCACCCTCTAGTTCATATATGGTATGATGATAGCTTGTCTGTACCATATCTTCCTCCGAAGATACTAGCTTTCTGATTAATTGAGGCAGTTCAAACTTTTCCCAATTCCAACTGTTATTTTCTGTGTCTATTATAATATATCCAGTATCTACTTCTGTTCTATGGAAAGAGGTAGTCATAGGACTACCTGGATATACTAAATTTAGTTGGGTATTCTTATGACTATGTAAGTCGCCTGCGAACACCACGGGAAAAGGCTCAAACCTCTTTAAATCTATCTCTGGAGTAACATGGGGAGGGATAGCTCCACGCACATGGGTAAACAACGGTCTTCTTGAGTCAAAGTCTGTAATATGCCAGTTACCGTGTACCTCAGAGTACGGGAGTATCCCAAAGTGATCTTCATTGTGAATAGAATCAATTATTTCTACGTGATTATTCACCTCCTTACTCGCTTTTTTCAGTTGTGTTAGAAAAGTTTGATGTTTTTTCGTGGCTTCGTGATTACCGTCGTATATAACTGTACGAACTTCCGTGCCAGAGATAAATTCAAAAAACAACTCTAATTCACCCATGGAGGGAACCCTATCAAAAAGGTCCCCTCCAATTATATGAAGATCTACATCTTTTTCTATTTCATGTACGTCAGAAAAGAACTTGAGGTATCGCTCACGAGCCCACTGCTCAGGAACATTTTTTTGTCCTAATTTTATGTGCCAGTCTGCTGTGAACAATATTTTCATTAGTAAGGAAGATCCTCAGTTTCTAATTCATTTGATACTTCGTCAGGTACACCTGCCATACCTGCTACGCCCTCTAGGAATGTTTTCTGTTGCTCCGTAGTAGGTCGAGGTAAAATTTCATCCATAGATTTCAATTCAGAGACTAGAGCTTGCTCGCTGTCTGTTAGAGGACGAGGCTTACATTTCAATGCTTGTAGCTGATAGTCAACGTTGTATACATTAGGACCTGTTTTCACTCGTCGAAAGTGTACATCCCAGCCTGTTTCTGGATCTGTGGGGTCTCCCAAGTCATCCGCGGCTAGCTTAATTTGTTCCATCAAGGTTTTTTTAAGATTGAGAATCTTGATTTCACCTTCGTGAATACACTGAATGGCATATGCCCATCCACAGCGTTTTTCAGGGTGATACTTCTTAACCCAATCTGTTTCTACATTATCAAAGGTTTCCGTTTCTCGATTAAAAGCCAGACACTCCATAGGAATTTGCTTTTTATTTTCGCCTTCTACCCAGTATACATATCGAGGTAGAATATCTCCCACTAAGCGTAGTTTGTTATCGCCGTCTGCATAAGCGTATTGCTTTAAGCTATTTTTTTGTGCAGAACCCTTTGATTCAGTAAATTTTAATCCCATCTGTTGTTTTCTCCTATGCGTCTTCAAACATAAAAAATATCTTGCTATCTTGTACTGTCAGAAGTCTGTTATTGTTTGTGTGCTTGTGAATATATGCCGCTAAGCTAGTCTCGCCGGACACTCTATAATTACTGTAGTTCCTCATACTAGCTAGTCTTATATACTCAATCCACTCGTTTGTGGTATACTGTTTGAAGTAATAAAATATCATCTCTGGATTAATCAAAAATGAAGACCCAGAGAAATCTTTACCATAAAAAGAATATACTATATCCTTCTTGTTTTTAGGTATTGTTTTAAAAGTAATATGGTGTATTATATTAAAGGTCTTCTTAGCCTTACCACCAGATTCCTTAAGTATCTTATTCCAATCAAATAGTAGCATATATTATACCAAACCAAATATAAATTGTCAAGAACTATTTTTACCCATGTTGAGTATTTTATAGCCTTGTTTTAAGTAATAACCCTTACGGTTATTAGCCTGCTTACGAGCCGTATTACCTGTTAAGTTTATATCAATTATTACTGGGTCTTTCTTGTCTTCTCGTACCCGTATAACCCTACCTATAAGCTGTGTAAGTAGAGGCTCGTTATTAACCGGAGTACCTAATATTAGACAACTAAGTTCGTCTATAGATACCCCCTCTGAAAAAATAGATTGCGTACCAAAAAGGATTTTTTTATCCTTTTTAATCTCATCCATTAGAGTTAGCCTGTCTTCTTGAGGAGTTTGTCCTGTTATCACAACTCCTATATCTCCAACTAGATCACAGCATTTTTTAAGTAACTCTACTCTATCTGCAACTACTAATACTTTATGGCCTTTTGTAGCATAAACGCTAGCTAGCAGTGCTAGAAAGTGTTGATATTCCTCATTATATGCCAGATTATTGACTTTCTTAGCCCAAGGAATGCCCATTCCATCCATAAACCTAATCTCACTATCAAATATATGAATACTGGGTGGCATATAGTTTTCTTTAGGAGGCATATATACAGTAGGACTAAAAAAGTCTCTAAATAATACATGTTTTCCATCTTTTCGTTCTATAGTACCAGACAGTCCTATCTTATATCTAGCTTTTGATTTATCAATTATATTTTTAAAAGTCGGGCTAGACACATGATGCATCTCATCTAGTATAATTGTACCAAATTCATCAATTATGTTGGGTACTCTCTTTGTTAGAGTTTGTACATTACCTATGACGATTGGACCAGTTGTATCAAACTTGCCACTACCAATTATGCCTGGATTGATTCCAAAAACTTTTTGAACTTCTTTTTCCCACTGATTTCTTAGGGCTACTGTATGAACTATTACTAGAGTTTTTTGCTTTAATTTGGAAGCTATGGCAAGACCTGTAAAAGTTTTACCCCAACTAACCCAAGCATTTATTATGCAGTTATCTTCTACAGCATCATATACTTCTTGCTGGCTATCTCTCAGGGAAAATTTAAACTCTGGAAAGTCTACTGATCTTTCTACCCTCTTATCTACTATTTCATACCCTTCTGGAATAAGATCTATCCTACCACATGGTATACTAATTAGTAGTCTCTTAACCCTGCCCATATTTTTAATTATAGTGGGAGGATCCATGGGGTTATATGTAGGAATACGATAAGTAAGCTCTTCGTCAATAGCAGAGACTTGCTCATCATTTTCAAGGGATAAATATATTCTATCGGATATAACTGCTTTCATATTTTTCTTTTAGTATCTTTCTTTTTTTCTTCGCAAAATTCGTACAGAATCCAAGGATAACTGCCGTTATATAGAATACCTGCCCACTTCATGTAGGATAGAGGAGGCCTTAGTACAGTAAAAGGGGAGTTTATTCCCTTTACCCATATTAGGCAGGCAATATCTCTATCTTCTATCTTAACTATTCTATGATATTTTAAGTCAACTATTAAGGTCTTATTGTAGAAAAATATATCTCCTGCAGAGTCTATAAATCTTCTGTAACTAGACTTTAACATAGAAGGTATATCGTGGATTGCTTTAGCAAGAGGAAATTTATTAGGATAAGAAGACCGTAGCCTTCTTATCCCAAGTCTCTCATCCGAAACATTCTTATCATCTAAGCACTGGCCATCCAAAAATACTACCCCATCCTTTTCTTCTATAAAAGCATCTTTTGGTAGCACAAATAAAGGAAACTGTGCATTAAATATTTTGGTATTCTTTCTCAAACTTACCAAAACTGTAATCATCCCCAATATCAAAGTCGCACCCTACCGGCGCATTTTCAATGTAGCAGCCCGCTCGAGGCTTCTGTACATACTGCATCAATCTTTCACAGTACAACTCTACCTCATCTTCAGGTACTTCCGCTAAGATTGAGTCATGAACCAATGCAAATATTCTACTCTTTAAGTTATTAGATTTAATAAAGTTGTGCATATCTATAGCCCCTAGCAAGTTAATATCACTTGCGGCAGATTGCACTAAAAAGTTAATGCCAGATCTAACTTCATGACTAGCTACTCCTTTATCTGTAGAGAATACATTGGGCAGTCGCCTCTTTCTTCCAAATACGGAATAAATATAACCTTTTTGTGCTATTTCCGCCTGTTTGGTAGCTAGCCAATCTCGTAGCTTACTAAACTGATTGAAGTAGTCATCAATTACTTCCTGAGCTTCTTGCTTAGAAAAATACTTTCCTGAGTCTTTGGTAACTTGAGCACTAATCTTAGATGCCCCTGCTCCATACATAATCCCAAAAGTAACAGCCTTAGCCGCCTGTCGTTGTGTAGAGTATAGCGAAGCAACCTCATCAACCTCGCAAGGTAGTCTAAATACTACTTTTGCAATAGTAGAGTGAAAGTTTCCTCCTGATCTAAATACATCCTGCAGCTTCTTATCCTTTGCTAAAACTGCTGCGACATATACTTCAGCCGTGGTTAAGTCCATCGCTACAATTTTATGTCCTGCAGCAGCTTTTATACAACCTTTCACTGCAGGATTATCTCTTGGCAACTGCTGCATATTCAGCTTACCTGAGCTTGTAAGTCTGCCACTAGTTGTTCCATGCAAGCTAAAGTTGGTTCTAAGACGACTATCTCTATCTAGCTGCGGTATAATTTTATCTAAGTAAGTATTTTTTATCTTGCCTTTCTGTCTTATGCTGAGAATGTGAGCGGGAATCTCATGCTGTTCTGCAAGAGCACCCAAGACTTCTGCATCAGTAGAGTGCGCGCCTGTTCCAGTTTTTTTACCAGTGGGTTTAAGGCCGATATGATCAAATAACAGTTTTCTTAGTTGAAGCGTGCTATTAGGATTAAACTCTTTTTCTTGAAAAGCTTCAAACTTAGACACTTCTTTGTAGGAATATAGTCTCTCCATTGCGTGTTCAATATCATTGCTCATTATTTCTTGAGCAAGCAGTAATCTTTGTCTATCGAAGGGTACCCCGTTTTCCTGTATGTCTGTTAAAAACCTCATGCCTGGGATAAGAAGCTGTCTGTAAACTCTTCGAATATTCTTATCTTCATTCAACTCTTTCATTAGTATATCATACAGTAAGAATGTCACTGCAGCATCAATTGCTGCATATACCTGTATGATATCAAACGGAATCATACTAAAATTGAAGTCTCCTCGCAAAATCCCATTCTTCCTGCAATGATCTTCAATAAAATCATACATCGGCTTTTCATAGTCTCCATACTTAGTATGTTTTATAGCCAGCTGCTTCAATCCATGGTTGCCAGGAATCTCATTCAACATGTAGTGTATTAACATTGTATCTTCAATATCAGGAAAATCAAAACCAAAGTGATACTCTAACATTGCTAGGTCAAATTTAGCATTATGCATAACTACCTTCTTCTTGTTGAATAGTTCTTGCATTTTTTCTGCCACTACATCATCTATGTAGTCTGTATCTATATATACAGCAGTATCGGGCTCGCAACACATACTAATCCCAAGAATATGACCGTTTCTTGGGTACAGAGCAGTTGTTTCAGTATCTACTGCAACGTGAGGGTAATCACTGTCCATAGCTTTGCACACCCACTCATATGCTTCTTGGGTGTCTTGAATTCCATAAAACAGACTTTCATTAATCTTCTCTACTGTTAAATCTCCTGAGATATACCCTTTTAATTTGCTTACGGAGTCATTCCAAACGGGTCGTGCCTCAGGCTTAAAAGCCAGCATTCCTGGACTAATGATAGGAATAAATTTATCCTGAATAAGTCTACCCGTATGTTCGGTAATTGAGCGCTCTTTAGTAAAGTACTCTAAGGTCTCTCCACCTACTAAGATAACATAGTCATACTGAGAAGTATCTATGTCTATGTCGACATCTCTCCGTAGTACTTTTTTCTTAGATCTATCTGAGCACAAACTATACCTATCAAATTCAAAATCGTTTTCAAACTGTCGTACAAAGTCTGTCTTGCTTGGAGTCTTTTCAATCAAGGCTACTCTAGCTGTCATATAAATATTCCTCTAATTTTTGTACTCTTCCTAAAGATAAGTCTCCTGGATCGGTTCCTTTACCAATAGGTATCTTCTTCACTGTTAAGCCAACCTTTTCACCTAATTCCATTACTCTTTCGGTGGCTCTTTCTCCTGCCTCGTCTCCATCAAACATAGTGTAAACGGTTGTAACTCCTACTACTTTGAGTAAAGACATCTTATAACTGTCAAAGTTATTTGTACCAAATATACAAATAACATTAGATAAACCTTTATCAATTAAATTCAAACAATCAAATATTCCTTCTACAAGAATAACACTTCCCTGAGTTACCTCAAAGTCTCCTGGAAATAACGGTAGTTTTACACCTCGCGGGTGTATTCTATACTTAGGAGTAATTGTACTATCTGTAGCTCTTCCGATGAAAGCCCTAATCTTTCCTGTTATATCGTATATGGGAAATACTATTCTGCCTGCATATTCGGGCTCTACACTAGCAAACGCTCTATACTTTTTTATTGTAGAAGCTGAAATAGTTCTATATCTTCCTATAAAAGGGGTATAGTTACTAGGCATTTGCAAACCTATATTATCTGCTCGAATACTCAAAATCTTGTCTTGTAGTCTTTTTCTTTGTAAATCTCTTTGGTTTACCGTTTCTCCAAAGAACTTAAAAAGACTGCCCTTAAAACCACAACTGAAACAGTTCATTACTCCGCTAACTTTATTAACTCGTAGCGATGGATTTCTATCCTCATGGTCAGGATTTAGACATCTAATTAAATAGTCCTGACCAGAATGTTTGTGGGGTATTTTCTTTTTTGTTAATAATTCTTGCACTTCCATGCTTATTCTCCGTCTTCCAGATCTGAGGCTAGTTTATCCCGCTGTTTAGGGCTCATAGTGGGAGTAGGCCCGATTTTTAGTGTTTGCCAGTTCATTTCACTGGTAAAATCTGTCATCGGGCCATTCCTCATTTTCTTGCACTCGAAAGTTATACAAGCATCTTCAGGCTCCCATGTCTCCAAGGAATAGGCTGAGTCTGCTGCATCTAATATGCCTTTTGCGAAGCGTGCTTCGCCAGTTGCATCAGTTTGGTACGGAGAAAGAACCAAAATGCTGTGCTCTTGAGCATATTGTTTTAGTGCCTTACTTACTTCTATCTGCTCAGTCCAATCATACTGACCATTGCGGCTAGGCATGTTGGACCTTTTTACTTGGTTTAAGTAATCAACTATAACTACAGTGATATCTTGTGTAGATACTCTATGTTCTATCTCAGACTTAATTTTAGCCAGAGTTAGTGCAGGATCGTACACGATATCCATTTGAACTTCCCTTCTTAGGGGTAGTCTTGTAACTTCCTTTTGAAACGAAGCAAAGTCTTTTGAAGACAAATACTTTTCTAGTACCTCCTCGGAGTTTTCAAACCTTCCGGCTTGAAATCTAGCAAGAATATCTAGTTCAGATTTTGTAATCATTCGAGAATTAAGTCTCTCTAAAGGAATTTCTGTTGCTATAGACACCATTCGTCTAAACACTTGTTCTTTGGTCATTTCTATACTAAAGTACAAAGAACTGTGGCCTTGCAGATATTGGTTAACAGCTATGTTACTACAGGTAAAAGACTTACCAGAGCCTCTTCTACCACCTAACAAAACTAGGTCCTGTTTAGCAAATCTTAGTGCAGTATCATATTCATCATTCAGTCCAAGACTAATGTAGTTTTTAAGTTCATCCTCAGTTTGAAAAAGTTCAATCTTTTGCATACTTACAGACTCAACATCCAGCTCTACGCTATCTCTGACTGTTAGGATTATATTTTCCATCGCCTCTAGGTTTTCTTCGGCCCTAGACATCGCTACTGACTTATCTAAGTATTCATCAATCTCTCCCAAAATTAAATCTTGGGTATACTCGTTCTTTAGATATTCCAGCAGAAGGTGGGGCTCAGAGTCTACTTCTGTAGATTCAAGAGCAGTAATTTTCTCTTTTACTTCTCTACTGGGTACACTAAGTTTGAGATCGTCAAACGAGGGAAGAGCGTTTTCTAAGTCAAAGTGCTTAGAGACAGCTCGGTAAATTGAATGAAATTCTTTAGGTAAATACTCAAGCCGTAAGCTGCCCCAGGTTTCTATATCCTGTTCTCTGATAATAGAACTGATAAGAGCGGTGGCAATATTCATATAGCTGTATACATTATTTAGGCGAAAATAAAGGTGGAGTACGAATGCACCCCACCTCTAAGAGAAAAAAGAAAACAGTGTATTAGTTTACTGCTTCTTTCTTGCTTGGGTAGTCTGCTACTTGCAGGCCGCGACGAGTAATCATAGTTTTTACACCACGAACCGTCTTACCAATCTCTTCAGCAATTTGATCTACGGTCATTTCACTTAGGTCGCCCAGGGCTTCCAGAGGGTCCGCAGTAGATCCTTTAAGGTCGCGTTGAGGTGGAATAGCTTCAATCTGCTTAGAACGCAAAAGAGACAATGCCTTTCCTCGAATAGAGTTTACAGGACGGCTTAGAGCGTCTGCAATATCTTCTACAAAAGCGCCATCTGCAACCATCTCTAAGAAGGTTGCTTCTTCTTCATCGCTGTAGGTCTTAGTACTAGCAGGCTTTTCCGTAGGACGAACATGCTCTGTAAGTTCCATACTAAGAACCTTACCTTGAATAGATTTTGCAGAGTATTTACCTGCCGCAAAAGTCTCTGCGATCTCACCATAAGTATATTCGCCTGAATTACTTACCACGAATTCTCGCAAAGTTTCTTCTTCTTCTTGATTGAAAGCTCGACTAGCGCCCGTTGCTGCAGGCTCTACGTCAAACCCCATCTTACGAAGTTTACTAGAAACGGAACGAGTGCTAGTTTCGAGGCTATCTGCTGCTTCCGCAATAGTAGCTTGAGAAACGGGCGATTCATCACCGACAAGATTAGTGAGCGTGTCAGTTCGCTCATCAGTCCACTTAGGTACTGCCATATTAAATCTCCAATAGATCTTTGATATCTGTTACGATACATATTCCCATTGATTCTGCTTTGTGTGTTTTTGCAGAAGCAATATCGCTTTCATTAACTAAAAAGTCTGTATCTTTAGTAATAGATGTTTTTACTGTATAGCCTGCTTTTTGCAATGCTCCTTTGGCAAGTTCTTTTGTCTTAAAAGAACTTAACCTTCCAGATATTACAACTATAGGGCCTCCAGTGGTTAGTTTAGTAGAGGTTTGCCACGTAAAAGGCAACTCTCTATATTTATGCTCAAAGTCGGTTTTAAACCAGCGCATAAAACTCTGTATCGTTTTAGAACCTAGACCTGCCTCAAGAAGTTTTTGCTCTGTTATGTCTTGAATACTATTAATATGAGAGCATAGCTTCTCTGATGCAGTTTTACCAAATAAAGGTATAGAAAACGAGCCTAAAAGGGTTTGAAGATCCGCTGACTTACTATTTTCAATCTGAGTAAGCAGCTTATCTGCTAGGGCTGTGCTACTAAGTTTGGTAATAACCTCTTCTCTGTTTAGTGCGTAAATATCATTGATATCTGTCAACTCTAACTTAGAAATAGTAGCAGGACCTAGTCCCTTGATTTTTAGAGAGGTAGCAAAATGTCCGACAATTTTTTGCGACTTACCCGCACAGGAATCATCCATGCAGTACAGCAAGTCATTAACCCAAACAAGTTCAGAACTACATTCTGGACAATTAGTGGGCGGTAAAATTTCTTTCAAGTTACTTCTTCCCTAAAAAGTAGACGTATATTATACAAAAATCAACAGATAATGTCAAGATCTATTTTTCTATACGTCTTGTAATTCGTGGTATTATGTCACCGGACCGTATAACCTCTACAGTACAACCTATCTCTAAGTTTAGAGAACGTATATACTCTATATTGTGTAAAGTTGCCTTAGCAACGTTTGCACCATCAATATTTATAGGGTCTAGTATTCCTACTGGAGAAACTACACCGCTTTTTCCGGTTTGCCAAATAACATCAATTAATTTAGTTTGAACTCCCTCTTTTCTCTCTTTTAAGGCGTAAGATCCCCGAGGGTGGTGGGAAGTTGTACCTTCGTTTTCATACGCAACATTATTTTCAATACGTAAGACTAGCCCATCTTGAGGGAACTCTTCATAGGTACTTTCTAATATTGTTTGGAACCCTAGCTCGTTTAGGGCTTTCATATCCTTAGAGAAGGTTTCCTCTACAAAAGGATAGCAACCATGAACAATGAAAGATAGCTCACGGGAGATAAACTCTGGTATGCTTTTTAGATTAAGGGAACCTGCAGCATAGTTTCTAGAGTTTGGTATATATTTGGGAGACACTACCTCTCCCGTGAGCTGAATAAGATCAGTGTATTCAATCCTAATAGGAACTAATTTCTTTGCGACAAACTTATCAGTAATATCTAAACCTTCTACTCCATTACCTCGTGTTAGTACTTGCACTAATAGCCCTTCGGAATATGTAATCGCCACGGACGCACCGTCTAGTTTTGGTGTAGTTATTATACCTCCCATCCCAGAACGAAGCGGGGGGTTACCTTCTCCTTCGTAATGCTTTTGCAGACTATATAGTCTGAAGGTATGAGCTACAGTATGATCGTCTTCTAAGGCATAGCCTACGGTATCCCAACCCACATCTTTGGCTAAGGAATCAAATTCCTCATCAGACATTATAGGGGTACCTTCATAGTACAGCTTGGATGCTTTGTGTAAAAGTTTATGTATCAAAAACTAAGTTTCCTAGAATCATTAAAATACAGGAGTATTATGTCAAATTTTAGGGAAAAAGTCAAGAAGTATTTTTACCTATGATTGATATAGTTGGTCAAACGTATCTTTAAAGTACTCTAAAATATTCTCTCTACCCTCTGCTAGGGATAGTATCTCTACTAATCCTGCAAATAGTTCATAAGAGTTTGTTAGGTCTAGTGGAATAGATATGCCCTTACTAGAGGGTAGACTATCACCTTCAAAACTCAAGTAGTACTGTCTTAAGTGTAAGTATTCTATTCCATTAAACTTATTGATAGTTAGTTTAACCTGTCTACCATCGTCATACTCATGCACGATTCTAGAGTATAGTTCTGAAGATTCTGCCTTATACATTCTTTACATCTCCGTTTCTTAGTATCGAAGATAAAGGAACTATACTTGTTATATTTTCAGGATTTAATAGGCGATAGGAATCTGTATCCCAACAAAATAGCAGGATATTATTATCTGTCTCTTTAGCTCTGTTTTTCTTTTCCTGAATGTACTTAGTGCTAAAATCTAAAGTACATACATTGTACTTTAACTTTTTAGAGTTAGTACTTCTATACGTTATTATCGCATCGCCATAGCTTTCTATAAGCTCTTTGGCTTCAAATTTTTTCATACGGATTTCCAATATAATTAAAAAATCCGCGACTGGTTAGTTACTATTTATTTGGGGGGTCTAAATCCAGAGCATGATATATTGGGGTTTTATCCGGCAATTCCGAAGATAATCTAGCATTTAGATCTTCTATGCTAACGTAGGTTAGAAAGTCGTTAATTGCTGAGTCTGGACTCATGGAATAAATTTTTATTCCTAGAGGCTTACACATGAGAGAGAACTTATACAGATATTTACTAAGCTGCTCATACAGGGTTGCATTCCAACGTCTCTGCTTATCGCTTAAGCTAATATCTGAATTATAGTAATCTCCTTTATCAAGTGTAAAGTCGCATCCTGCTAAATAGATTTCTCGGTGTCCCATCCAAAGAATTATATTTAGCATAGTTGCAAAAGAGTTCTGGTGCCAAACAAACTTACCTTTTTCTGTCAATTCGGTAAATATGTCGAAAACTCCGGTGGCCTTTTTCAGGGTTGCATAGTACATATTATGGGTCTTAAATAATTTAGTTCCATTATATGTTCTATCCTGATACCCTGATCTTAATATTTTTATAAAAGGCTCAAAGAAAACATCTCTGTCATAACAGTGAGGATCATCCATTCCTGCCCAAACATTCGGATAAACTCTGGGATAAACATTATTTAATCCAAAGACTACCTTCTTAGGGCCAGGCAATAGAGTACAATCTATTTTATTAAGGGAGGGGCCCCCACAGGCGAGTATAGCTACAGAAGAACTATACAGCCTGTGCAGACCAGAATCGTGCCAGCCTCCTCTATTATAATAGAGAAGAGACACTTAGTCGTTTACTGCAGTAATTACATTTGCAAAGTATTGCGCTGCTTTACCAGTTAATTTAGTAACAATAGCCTCGTCTACTTCTTGTCCAGCATCTACCAAAGCTTTTTCTAATGCTTCGATTGCTGCGGCTTTTGATACCCTGCTTGAGGTGCCTCCGGAAGAGGAGGTTGAAGAGGATGTGCCAGGAGATTTTTTAATATAAACTCCGGCCTTAGTTAGAATCATTCGTACACCGTTAGGGCTCTCTCCCACTTCATCAGAGATTTCTTTTACAATCTCCATAGAAGTTTCGGCAGAGGGCTCTGCCATCTGGTACATTTCAATCACTTGGGCTTTCTTTTCGTCGTCCCACGCCATTTTTCTTCTCCGTTTCAGTTTTCCATTATGTCCTGGGCAGGTGCCCAGAGTCTCTAGCTGTTGTCTATAAAATCGGTCGCTCATTGGTTCTCTTAATTTTATAAGTGTATATTATACATATAATTTAGAGTGAATGTCAAGAAATATTTTTTTAAACCTTAAAAGAATTACTCGGCAGATCGGGTCTAGCCAGAGTTTCAGTATCTTCCTTGTGCTTATCAATGTACTGCTTTATTATGTCTGTTATAGCACTTTCTAATAAAATAGATATTTCGTAGGGAGTTAATTCTATCTGCAAGGTGCCAGATCCATCCTCGTTTTCTTTATAGCTTTCTACTTTCATAGACTTCTCCTAGATTTTTGAGAGTATGTATTCTGGGTTTGTGTAGAGATATGGATCTTCTTCTACATTGTCACCTTTGCCTTCTTCGATAAACCAGTCAGTAATATTTCCATTATTTGCAATAACTGCATACCTCCAAGAACGCTCACCAAAGCCAAGATTGTCTTTTTGCACGTTCATTTCCATAGCTCGCGTAAATTCACCACTTCCGTCTGGAAGCACTGTTACATGCTTCAAGCTCTGAGACTTTGCCCACTGATTCATTACGAAGGCATCATTTACAGATATACAGTAGATATCGTGAATACCTTTTTCATGAAACTCAGGTGCTAGCTCTTCAAACCTAGGCAGCTGAAAAGTGTCACACGTTGGCGTGAAAGCGCCGGGCAGGGAGAAGATCAAAACTCGTCCTCCTGAAAAGAAATCCCAGCTAGTGAAATTCTTCCACTCATATGGATTCGGTCCCGCTGCAGCAGCGTTGTAAACTCGTGTACGAAATGTTACTGCAGGCAACGTGTATGGCAAGGGCCTCCAACTATTGTTGTAGTCTTCTCTTTCTAGTTTGGAACAATGAATGTTAATTGTCATAGACTTCTCCATAAATTTTATATAACAGGTTCTCTAGGTTTTGCATAATCTGATAATACTCTTTTTCAGGTGCAAACAAAGTTCCGTCTTTGTAAATGAACTGATCCATGTCTACCCTTAGCTCGTGAAGAGCTTGAGCAAGATCAATTTTTGGTTCTATTTCTTTGCGTAAATCTTGTAGTTTTAAGTTAAGCACAGATACCTCAAGTGCAGTAAGGTCCATTCGTTCTGCATACTCGAGTATGTCTTCTACC